GCCGGGCGACCGTCGGCCAGCTTGCGGTAATGCGCCACCGCGCTGCCAGTGATGACGGGCTTGTCCATCGCAGCGGCCAGCTCGCCCTGGTTGAAGTCCCCGGCCACGGTGTGCACACCGGACAGGTCTGGCTCGCTGGGGGCATAGTAGCGGATGGGCGCAAGCAACCCCTCGTCGATCAGGTCTTGCGTGCTGCAGGTGGGCACCAGAATGTCGGCAACCTCTCCCATGCCTCGGCCGTCCAAGCGGCACGGGCGGGCCGTGAGGTGCAGCAGGTGCGCGCCGCCGGGGCGCTTGAACTTGGGGCCAGCGCCAGCCCACTCGAAAATCTGCTGGTAGGTGTTGGCCACAGCCAGGTGCGCCTCGTCCACGATGATCAGGTCCGGCGGTTGGTACCGGTCCAGGCGGCGCACCAGCGTCTGCACCATGGCCACCTGCACGGACAGGCGGTGGTTGCCGTCGCGGCCAGCAGCGATCCAACCGTGCGCGATGCCTGCCTCGGTCAGCCGCCCACTGGTGTCGTTCAGGATTTCCTTGAGGTGGGCGATGAACCAGACGCGCTTGCCTTTGTCGAGCGCGCTTTGAATCATGCAGATCGCGGTTGCACTCTTGCCAAAACCGGTGGCCGCTACAAGGATGGGAGCCTTGAAGCCTTGGCGGTAAGCGGTGCGCAGGTCCTCGATGGCTTTTGCTTGTCGGGGGCGGGGGATAATCATTGCTTGCCCGGCAACGCCCGCCGCTCCACAAAATAGCGTCCAGTGGACTTCACGAATTTTGCTGTCAGGTTGCGCTGATCAAGCAAATGTTCAAAGGTCTCGTTGTGCGGAATGTTGGTCATCCAAACAGCGCCGATCTCGTTGGGCTGGCCGGTTGTTGCGATGCGGTTTAGGAAATCAAGGACCTCAGCGTAAGCTGCGTTTTCGAGAGTTGGTTTAACGTCAATCATCGCTTCCCCGGCTGAATCCACGCCTGCTTATCTCTGCGACGCCAGTCGGCTTGCTCAACGGCTTTGAGGTCGGCCAGGACCTCGCGGTGCACGATCTCGACGTTATGCGTCTGCATGTAGTTTTTGATCACGTTGTGGCTGCCGTGTGACCAAATAAATCGAGGCTTCTTGTGAAGGCGTAGCCGAAATCTCCGCACCGAAACGTTGTGTTCGGCAAGGTGGTACCAAACCCAAGAGGCAACAAAGCCGCCCTTACAAAAATACAAATTCAGGCCGATCTTCATGTAGCAGCCTTCGCGTGTGAAATTAATCATCCTCGTCCTCCTGGTGATCCTGAATCAGTTGAGCCTTGACCAGATCAAGGCAGCCGAGCGCGGTGGGCAGCAGCATGGTCTGGTCGTATTTGTGGACAACGGCGAGCAGCTCGTCGACCAGTGCTTGGGTAATTGCGCCGTGGTAGTTCATGGGTGCTCCTGCTCTGGTGTTGGCCACTGCGCCCAGATCAGCGGCTTGCCGATCAGGTGCTCTTTTTCCAAAGTCATCGTGACAAACTCCAGGGGGGAAACTTGCACCGGGCCTTGCGCCAGCTTTGAGGAATCCGCATACACCTCCGCCGGATCGATGCGCTTACCGTTTTTACTCCAAGCGCTACCCATAAGGACCACGTCGCGCAGCATGTCTTGCGCAAGCTGCTCCGGCGTGCTGGGCCCGGTCTCCACGTTGCAACGGATGCAGCGCAGTCGATCTGTGCCGGGCAGGAAGTGCCAGTTGTGTTTGCAGGCGGTGTTTTCAGTGCTCACCATGGTGCCTCCCCAACTTGCTCGCGTTGCTGCTGTTGGTAGGCGCGCAGTTGGCCGGGTGTCCAAGGGACGGGGCCGGTGGCGGGTGGAAATGGCCACCTGATTGGTGGCTGTTGTTTTTTCTCGGGTTGGCTCATTTAGCCCTCCGTTTTGTGTTTGCACCCCACACACTTGTGATCTGACTGGCCGAGCGCGGTGTGGGTGTACTGGCACTCGGGCGACATGCGAAACGGGCTGGGCGTCATCTTGGCCACTCTGGTCTGGCCATCGAGCCACCAGCCGTCTTGCACAGGCATCATCTTGCGATACTCTGGGCGGTTATAGCAACCATATTTTTTCATGCGATTCTGGCCTGCTTAGAACGGTACAGAAAACACGTTGGCCCCGGAACGCGCTCCAGCAATCCGCAGCGCACCAAGCGGCCAAGGGAGGCGTTGACGCGGCGCAGGCCAACGCGGCTGGCAATGTCCCGGGGCAGCTCGTAGCGCGTGTGCGAGATCACGGACAGCAACATCCGGTCGGCGACCATTACAAAGACCAGTCCTTTGATGTTCGCAAAATCAGGTCCTCAGCCGTAAGGTTCAGGCCACGGGCCTGGGCAATGGCCAGGATTCGGCCTTGTAGCGCGGATGGCACAGCGCCGTTGCTGCCGCCCTCGTCTTTGGGCTTGCGCCAGCGCACCACGGAGCTGGGATTTCGCTCCAAGGCGCGGGCAAGCGAGCGAACGCCACCGAAGGCGTCGATGCACTTATCGGCGGGTGTTTCCAGGGCTGGGTCTTTGGTTTCTGCAATCATGCTGGGGAGTGTAGCGTAAAAAGCAACACTCGCCGTAAAATATCTCGCAGAAACCCACGCAAACCACTTGAAACCCATTTAAATCGGAGCGATGATGCAGTTATCGCAACACCTCAACAAGATCACGGTATGACCCACCTCCACCCGATCATGCAGCAAGCCCTGGCCCCTTTTCTGGGGGCATCTTTTCACCAACCCGCGTTTAAAAAACCCGCTTTTCCCCAAGGAGAAAACATGGAAATCGAAACCCGCGTCTCAGGCATCCCTTGCATCGCCAAGGTGACGCACTTCTTTCGCCAGGCACCACACCGAGGCAGCGCGCACACCTGCGACAGCGACATGGACTACTACGGCTACACCGAATGCGAGTTTGAAATACTGGACCGGCGCGGCAAACCCGCCGCCTGGCTGGAGCGCAAGGTTACCGACGACGACCGCCAGCGGATTGAGCAAGAAATCACTGAACAACTGGAGAACTGAAAATGAACACCAAACTTTTGAAAACCGGCCGCCGCCTTTGGTGCATTGGCCACGCCGACCGCGAGACGCAGCGCGCCAACATGCGCAAGTGGGTGCGCAGCCTGCGCCAGCTGGGAAGCCGCTGGGTGATGGCCACGCAAGAAACTAAGCTGGACGCGCCGGTGCCGGAAGGCCAGATCAGCAGCATGGTGCTGCCATTTCCCATCCGCACGCCGCGCAGTTTGAGTGAAGCCTATGAAAGCCGGAGGCTGGCATGAGCGACGTTGCCGAGCGCCAGACCTACACCTGCACACGTTGCAACGGCACGGGTCGGTACTCTTTTAACCTGCTGCACGGCACCACCTGCTTTGGCTGCAAGGGCACCGGCAAGCAAAAAACGCGGCCTGCCAAGCCTTCACCGAAGTGGGCCGTGTTTGGCCAGCACCGCGAGACGGGCGAGTGGCTGAGGCTCTACAACGTGGTGGCCAGGTCCAAGCCTGCAGCGATTGCCAAGGCGCAAGCGATGTGGGCCGATGGCAGCCACTACTGGAAAGACACCTACACGCTGGCCACCGCCCGCGCAATGAAATGGACCGACATGGCCAGCGTTGAGGCGCTGACGTGGAAAGAGGCACTTAAACCTGGAAGCAAGGAGAACATATGAAAACGCCAGTAAAAATCACCGGAACTATGAAGACCTGGACCACCAGTAAATATTTCAACATCGACCACGTGTATGCACTCTTAGATAAAAGCAAAACGCAATCAGCAATAAATTGCCTCAATTTCACCAGCAGCGACATGTCTGATTGCGAAGACTGGGTCGAGGTTGGCCTCGCAGAAATTACTGTCACGCTTTGCTCTCGTGATGAAGCGGTCACCAAGGAGCTGGACGGCTTGAACACCCAGCTGCAAAAAGTCCGCGCTGACAACCAGCAGCGCGAGAACGCCATCCTTGACCGCATCAGCAAACTGCAAGCGATCACCTATGAAGCACCGGAGGAACTCTGATGAGCAACGAATCAAAAATTGAAAAGCAGTGGACGACCGCCGCTGGATACGAAGCCGAGGTGTTGGCCACTCCTATGGGCCACCGCTGCGGGTACGTCACGGTGCCAGAAGGTCACCCTTGCGCGGGCAAGGACTACAACGAGCTGGACGTGGATGTGCATGGAGGCCTGACTTATGCGTTCGACAATCAGTTTGGCTTTGACTGCGCTCACCTGTACGACGCAAAGGACCCTGAATTGATGAGCGAGGAATACCGCAAGTTTCATGAAAGGTGGCCAAGGCTTAACGAATTCAGCACCGTTAAGACGTTGGAGTTTTGCGTGGCTGAGTGCGAAAAACTGGCAGCGCAGCTGAAGGAGTTGGTATGAGCAACAAAAAAACAGGTGGACCGGCGTTTCCAGTTACAGAAGAAGCGCTGATGCGCAAACTATCAGGCATGACCCTGCGCGACTACTTTGCGGCCAAGGCGATGCAGGGCATGCTGGCGTGCCCCGTGCAGCCGCAATCCGGCGCGGACTTGTACGCACGAGACGCTTATTTTGTTGCCGATGCCATGCTGAAAGCGAGGGACGAATGAGAGACACAACCGAAATGGCCCGCGAGGCCAACATGCCGTTTTACTGGCGCAGTGGCGAGATCACCTACCTTGAGCAACTGAAGGTTTTTGAGGCGCTTGTCCGTGCTGACGAGCGTGAGGCGTGTGCGAAGGTGTGTGAGGATTCTGTTCCGACCTATTTGAAAGATGGAGAGCGTTGGCTAAAAGGCCAAAACGGAAGGCCAGATGTGCGCCTCAAAGAGATTGCCCCTAACCTTGAAGCCGCTTGGGAAGCAGAGCAACTTTTGAAAAACGGTAGCGTTCTTGAAAGTTACTCAGTGCAACATCAATGCGCCGCCGCCGTTCGAGCAAGGGGAAACACATGAAAGAAGAATGGTTGATGCCCGGAGCCGTGGTTCCGGTGGATCCAGAAACAACAAAAGCGCTGGTGGATGAGATCAAGCGGCTGATTGACGTTGTTGGCGGCATGGTATTGAAGCAAGGCCCAGACTACGAGCGCGGCTTCATCGACGGCATGCAAAAGCAGGCGCAGTCCAGTGTGGACCGGGCGGTCAACGCCAGGAACGGCGTTTACAGCGACATCGTCAGCGATGGGGGCATGGATCCGCGCAATGAAACAACGCCACAACGCTGGGCGGTTTTTTGCGGTGGATGCCGGAAACAAGGGTCGGTTGCGTACCAACACCCCGGGAAAACAATCTGCGATGACTGCGTGGCAAAACTGCGCGGAACAACGCCGAAGCAAACAAGCATTGAGACCGCCATGGACGCCATGGACGAGGTTGCCCACCGGTTTGCCCACCGATTGGCGCTGGACCTCGAATGCGTCCTGGCCAAGTACGACGGCCCCTGGTACGACCAGGCCTGGGACACGCTCAGCCAGTACCGAAGCGAGATGAACAAACTGCACGAACAGGTGAGCCCGACGTTTATGGGTGAGCCGCTGATTAAGGACGCCCCATGAACCACTGCCACGACTGCGACCGACCACGCTTGCCCGAGGGTGGCGTCCAGATGAACCCAAAGCGCTGGATTTGCGCCAGGTGCTGGGGCCTGTTTTTACAAGGCCGCCAGCCGGTTAAGGAGGCCGCATGATTATTTACCGAGGGCCTGCCAAGCCCATCCGGCTGTGGCGCAGGCCGATGATTGACTACGTTGAAGCTGTTGTATTTTTGTCTGGAATTTTGATCGTTGGACTTGATGTTTTCTTTTGGAGAGCGAACATCGTCCTGTGATTTAAACGCACGATTTTTTAAACCGAAACGGAAGCTGAAAGGAGCGACCTATGAACACACTTGAACTGGCTAACGCATTGGAGTTGTCTGATAAACACCCCGAGCTTATTAATGTCAACAATCGAGCTGCCGCCGAGCTGCGCCGCTTGCACTTAGTTAATGCTGATCTGCTGGATACGCTAAAGATGGCTGTGAGCGCCCTTGAGCGATCAGATTACATTCAAATGGATGGCGACAGCTTTGATGTTGTTGACGTTAGCCGAGCCGCCATCGCAAAAGCGGAGGCTCCATGAAAATCCACCGCGTTCAATGGTTTACCAGCGCCCGTGGCCTGATTGGCATCGTCGAGGCCACGCAAGACGACGGCGAGCACGGCTACTGGATCGCGCCTTGCGACGGCTTCAACGAGGTGATCGACGCCAATCTGGTGGCCGCGCAAGGGGCGTGGTTTCCGGAGGCGGCGGGGATCGCTATTTTTGGACTGCCAGCGGGGGGTGAAGATGAGTGACCGCGAACTGATAAGACTGGCCGCGAAGGCGGCTGGGATTGAAATTGGCTGGGACGCGAGAGGCGCTTACATCTATGAGCCAGAAATCTGCGGCAACTCAGATTCATGGAACCCTCTCACAGACGACGGCGATGCGCTGCGGCTGGCGGTGAAGTTGCGGATGGCGCTATCCCTAGACTCACCGGTAGCCGGTCCTGTTGGATTCTGCCGTGCGTATCCTTCATCCAGCAATCTGCTCGCTATGGATGAGTGGGCAAACGACGACCCCTACGCCGCCACTCGCCGCGCCATCGTGCGTGCGGCAGCCAAGATCGGAAAACAACAGGAGAAAAACAATGGCAACTGAAATCATCGTCACCGCCAGCCAAGAGCAATGGCTGGAGCTGCGCAAGAAGGACGTGACCAGCACCGAGTCTGCGGCGCTGTTTGGCATGAGCCCATACGTCACGCATTTTGACCTCTGGCACCGCAAGCGCACCGGCATCGTGCCCGAGTTCAAGACCAACGACCGCATGGCTTGGGGCAACCGCCTCGAGGCCGCGATCGCGCACGGCATCGCCGAGGAGCAGGGCTGGAAAATTATTCCCATGAAGGAGTATTTCCGCGACCCGGACCTGCGCATGGGGTCGAGCTTTGACTTCGTGATCACCAGCCTGAGCGAGCCGGTACACCTGGAGATCAAGAACGTCGACTACCTCGCATTTCGAGACGGCTGGATTGAGCACGACGACGGCAGCATCGAGGCCCCTGAGCACATCGAGATGCAGGTGCAGCACCAGATGGCTGTGTCGGGTTTCAAGCGCGCATTCATCGGCGCATTCATCGGCGGCAACAGAGGCGTGGTAATTGAGCGCCTGCGCGACGAGGATGTGATCGCCGCGATCAAAGCCAAGGTGGCCGACTTCTGGCGCACGGTCGACGCAGGCGAAGAGCCGGACCCGGTGATGCCAGGCGACGCCGAGGTGCTGATCCGCTTGAACCAGTACGCCAAGCCGGGCAAGGTGCTGGACGCCAGCAGCGACGATGTGCTGGCCGAGCTGATCGAGCGCTACAAAAAAGCCGCAGCCGACGAGGGCAACGCAAAGGACGACAAGGACGTGGCCAAGGCTGAGATTTTCAAGCACATCGCAGACGCCGAGAAGGTGCTCACGGGCCTGTGGACAGTCAGCGCCGCCATGCAGGCTGAAACGCCAGCAACGCTGATCACTCAGAATATGGTGGGCACCAGCTACGGCGGGCGAAAAGGTTTCCGAAATCTGCGAATAAACCCACGCAAACCCACGAAATAATGTTAAACTGTTTGGAAACAAGCAACACCGCCACCGGTCGGCCACCGGGTTTTAAGGAGCAACTCAAATGAGTCAAGTCGCTGTCATCAACGAAGTCAGAAGCGCCATTGAGCGCATGTCCCCGCAGTTCAAAGCTGCCCTGCCAGCTCACGTCAGTGTTGACCGCTTTGTGCGCGTCACGCTCACCGCCGTGCAGACCAACCCCAACCTGCTCAACGCCGATCGCCGCACGCTGTTTGCAGCCGCCACCAAGGCCGCGCAGATGGGATTGCTGCCAGACGGCCGCGAGGGCGCAATCGTCACCTTCAAAGACCAGGCGCAGTGGATGCCAATGGTCGCGGGCATCATGAAGCTGGTGCGCAACTCGGGCGAGATCAGCACCTGGTCGGTCCAAGCGGTCTACGAGAACGACACATTCGATTTCTGCCTGGGCGATGAGGAGCACATCACGCACAAGCCCAACCTGGCCAACCGTGGCAAGCTGATTGCGGTGTACTCCATCGTCACCATGAAGGACGGCGAGAAGTCACGCGAGGTGATGAGCGTCGAGGACGTGCTGGCGATCAAGGCACGCAGCCGCTCCGGCAGCTCTGGCCCTTGGGTGTCCGACTTTGCCGAGATGGCCAAGAAGACTGTCATCCGCCGCCACAGCAAGCGCCTGCCATTGAGCACCGACATTGACGGCGTGCTGAAAGAGGACGACGAGCTGTTCATGCCACCTGAGCAGGCCGCGCCAGAGGCCGCACAAGCCGCTGAAGCGACCACTGCAACCCGACGCCCCAGCCGCCTGCAAAAGGTCGCGGAACAGGCCCCAGAGCAAGCGCAGCACGCCGACGACGACGGTGTGAT